CTTTCCTCTTACAACAGCAATAGGTCTATCCTGCATTTTAGGATATGAATTGTGTCTTGATATCAATAGTCTGATACCATGTATGTTAACGTGATCGTTTGGTCCGAATACTTGGTATCCCTTGCCAATGAACCAATCAACGTATGTCTTGCCTTCGTTGTTAACTAAAACAATTCCAACATCGTGTCGGTGAAGGTATTGGATGGTATCAGTCATCCCTCTGCTCCAGACTCACGATAGACATATTCAGTCTTTGGAGTATATGGAAACTCGATATACACTCGACTCTCTCTGTTAGTATAATGCGACTTGCGCTTTTCACCAGTTTCTGGATCAGTGTACCATTCCCAAAAAACTTTACCATCGCTATCATACGCTCGACCTTCAGAGTCCTTGAATACATGCGGACAGCGTTTGTTTTGAAACCACATATGATCTGCACTGTATTCAGAAACATCATTCCATTCCCAATCTTCACCAGTCAGTGGAAAAATTGGTTCGAACATAGCAAGTTTTTCAAACATATGGACAGCATATCCAGCAGAAGATCCAGAGTGACCCTCATCACCAAATACTTCCAGCAACTTCAATATATGATTACAGATTGCTTCCTGCATCTCATCACAATACTTACCGTTTTCGTCCAACCAACCAGCAGCACGAAACTCTGTCATTGCATGATCGATATAGTTGCTCATCACATTTCCTTTATCATCTCATCAAGAACTTTCTCAGTTTGAGAAGCCCAATCCATCGAAAGTTGAGTTACAAGATGCTTCTTATAAACAGCCGTTGATCTCGCATTATGCAACGCATAGTCAGGAATCATAAATTGTAATCTCTTTGTCTCAAGAGTTATTCTACGACCCTGATAGTATCTATCCTGACTGACCACTACTGTTGGCTCAATCATATACGGAAACTCTTTGGCTGCGTTCTTTGCTAGAATACGCAGTTCGCTATCAAGCATCTTACTATAATGAACTGCTCGATCATACTCGCTTTGTGGAACAGCACCCATCTTACGAAGGATGTTCTTAGCAAAGTCAGTCATCGTTTCCCATTGGAGTTTCATCACTTCAATGCCTCTCTGGCTTGACGAAGAACATCGTCATACGCATCTTCTACGTTATCGCCCATACCACCTTCAGCAATGCTTTCGAGAACTGCTCTGAGACGAGCATTTTCTTTTGCTACTGCTTCGGCAAACTGTTCAATCGGCATTTCGAGTTTCTCGTTCATCTCACCACTCCTGTCCAGTAGTTTTACCATTATACTCATAAATGTAGGCAAAGTCAGCCCCATATGCGGGAACGACCATCAACTTCTCTGGCATATTGTTCTGATCTCGTTTACCAAGAACACCAGAAATGAATAGTGTATCGGAATGATTTTCTGGTGTCAACCGACGAAGGATCATTGCTTGCTTGTTACATTTATCTCGGAGTCGCTTGATTTCTTTTGCAGCCTCTAACATTGCAGAACTTTCATATGCCTCAGAATCTCTAGCCAAATAGAGTAATCTCTTTTCAATCTCTTCGGTCATTACAAATATCTCATCACTTTGATTGGACCAACACGCCAGTAATTATACGGTGCTGCACCATACATATATCCTCCACCATTAAAACGGAAATGATTCCAGATGAAAAGCTCACCTTTCCATCCAATCCAGACAATCGACCATCGCTTATTGATGATCATTACTCGACCCCTGCAATCTGCATCAGTTTAGAACATAGTTCTTTTTGAACTGGTTCTAAATGCTTAAATGCCTTATCTGCAATTATATCCTGACCATTCCAGCTAGAACGCTCATCAAGTTGCCAAGCAATAGCGTGAAGATTAACAAATCTCTCATACAGAGCACCAAGTTCTGTTTCACGAAACTCTTTCATCTTGCGCTGATATTCCATCATCTCTTTATTAGCCATTTTTATTCTCCAAAGCGGCGTGGGATTTCAAAAGAAACTCATAAGCTAATTCGCATTTTTCGGCTGATGAAAGACCCATCTCGCTCAACATCCCTAGAGCTATTAGCTGCGCTTCCTCCAGTTTCTCAATGCGGCCACGAAGAAATGCGCTTTTCTTTTCATCGTATTCATAAAACACATCTGGCGGTAAACGCTCATCATCTTTCAACTCCAACGCTTCACATACGATTTCATATGTAACATCATCACGAACTGAAATATCATTGTAGGCTTCGCTGTGATGAAGATCGTATATCTGTTGTAGTTTTGCACGAAGCCGTTCGATGCGTTTCTTTTGTTCATCAATACAATCACGAGATTTCTTCAGCAGATAAAAGTCGTCTTTGACTAACTGCATCTTGCCATCAAGTTGATACAGAAGATCATCAGTCATTCATTCACTTCCCATGCCCAATTTACAACAATCCAATCTTCTAGACATTCTTCAAAAGAGTAATTTGCATCGACATGCTCTTTTCCATACTTCTTACACATCTTACCATACCAAAACGGCCAATAATCCCTGCGAATGTCTTCTTCGGACACCGTGACTACTGAGTTAGCATCAGGGTCTTCAACATATTCGTTGTACGAGTAGTATCTCATTTACCGTACTTCCTATAGTGTTCACCACAAGTTCTACGATAACCACTATCTGTAGGAAATCCAGATGTTACTTCTTCACAACATCCTTTTTCATCACAGATAGTAAAGTTGTATTTTTGACTTTCAATTTTCATTTTTACCAAGTCAAGATCACCTTCTTCATCTTGCAGAATAGTCCTGAATACTTCTTGAATATTTTCTTTGTAATTAAGATCAAACTCATTACTTATAGTCATACCATCAGAAAGAAGTATGCCATATGCACTCGCATCAAATCCAAGACGATCATAGATTAGATATCGGTACGTACCACCCTCACGAGCATGATTGACAATATGTTTCATAGCCCAACGAGTGACCGCCAATTTCATTTCAGGATCACACTCTTCTACAAGAGTATCAAAATAAGCATCAAGTTCTTTGTATGCCTTTCTAATACCATCCATCATATCTTTTTCTGTCATCAATTGTCTCGTTATGGCAAATTAGAATTTTTATAAATTTTATCATATCTCTTATGAACAAAGTACGACACGATCAGACCAATCGATAGTACAATGCATATCATAGCAAGAATAAAATTGAAGTAGTAATTATCAACTACCAAATTAATGGCAGCGCACAGCAGTAGAAAAAATATGTGTTTCTTATAATCCATCATGGCTCGTCTTCCTCTTCTTTATAATATTCCAGCCAATTTTCGTATTCAGTCTTCAAATCAAATTCTTCAATCAATTCTTCGTCAACATTATCAGCCCAGTTTTCGTCAGAAAAATCTACGTTGTAAGATTCGTCATCGTCATCACTACTGTACTTTCCGACAAATCCTACTCCAGACTCATAATAATAAAGAACAACGTCGAAACCAAGCTCAGTCAGTTTACGCATAGCTTCAATCGGCGGTCCCCATGCACTATCAAAAAATCCAGAACCACCACTAGGTTCAGACTCAGTGATTTCAAACTCACCCCCCTTGACATCCCACTTAGTGCCCCAATTTTCTACGCACCAATCATAATCCCACTTTCCGTCTGGAAAGGGAATAAACTCTTCAAGAAAGCGACCTTCCTTAAAAGCTTTTTCTGCACGATTAATCATCTCAGGATCATCATGAATAAGAGAAATTCGATTTTCACACCAGTTGGGCATAGTAGTTCTCCTTTAGAGCCATTCAGGGGGATTGCGCTTAGTCCACTTGTGTAGGTTTACTTTTCCAATTCTATAATAATTTCTGTAATTGTCAATTGGATTATCAGAAATTTTATAAATTTCATCCATGCACGATGGCATAGGTGTCCAATCCCAATCTCTCAATTTATGTGGCGGTGATTGAAGTGTGTATGCTAAATCACCATAACATTTATGTATTTTCTCATAACGATGAGTATATTCCGTCATAAGTGCAAACATGTGATCGACTAACCAGTTATAATTTTCTACTGAAGTTCTGCACCAAACAGCAGACGGATGATTAATGTGAGTAGCAGAATAAATCAATCCATTTCTCTCATCATCAATTTGCCATGCAGTTACTTTTCGTGCCTTGCCTGTTTCAATATTAACACGAATACCATCTACAGGATTACCATCTAATACACGATGTGCTGTAGAAAGCAATTGTGCACTTTCTAAAATCATTTTTACTACGTGTTTGTCCACGAGTGACTGAGCAGCTATTACAGGGTCTTCATCGACATAAAAGATATTCATGTGTTATCTCGCAAATGAGTAATAGCTCTCGACCAATTCTTGAACATGCAGTTCTGCCATGTGATAATACTCGTTATCACAAATAGCAAGAAGAAGCATCTGATAGTCTTCTTCTTTCATGAAACGTTTACAGAGTTGAAGGAACTCGTGAGAAGAAGTTGGCTTTTTGACCAACTCCCCTCTGATTGTTCCAAACTTTTCATTCTTGGGAAATTTGACAATCTCTCCCATCACACACCCATGCGTTTGAAGACATCACGAGTTACGATACGACCAGCATCAGTAAACATGGACAAAAGAAGACCGTCCTGCTCTTCAGCGGGAACATAATCTCTAATGATGGTCGCAAGCTTGGACTCATAATATCCAGCAATAAACGCATACTGTTTATTGATAAGGAGCATACGGGTAACGTCATCAACACCCTTGGCAACATTGTCTGTCATGCTTTTCTCCTCTATTTTAGAGCAATTTTTATATTGTACCAAACCAAGAAGGTTTAGTCAATCGCCCACATTTTGGTGGAAGTCACACCACGCTTTTTGTGAATAACGTTGAAGAACTTACGTGCCGCATCATAGCTCGTAAACTTCTTTTCGTTTTGGTACTTTTTGTAGAAGGTAAAAGTAACAATGTACATGGTTGTCTCCTTCATATTATATTCTGGAAAAGACAAACAGAGCCTCACGGTCGAACTGTTCCTGAGTGCATTCGGAGAAGTCGATGACCATATTTTGGAAAACCTTATAGGCAGTTTCCGTATCGCAACCGCACAGTTCCTTGATCTTGTTCACGTAGAGCATGTCGATCTCCTTCGTTGATGATCATTTATATGATAAAAATAAACGGTTGTCAAGCAGCTTTTTTAGCCGCTTCTTCTGCCAACTGTTTCCAATACTTGACAATGCGGGGAGTTCCACGAACGTCCATCTTAAGCCATTGATTAATCTGCCATTCCAGCAGCGTACCATGCTTGATAAAATATTTGGCAGTGATTGAACCTTGACGAGCATCAGCCTGTGTAAAACCACGATTATTATTGTGTTTTGCACAATTAATAGCCTTTTCATCTTCGGTCTGGCGACGAAAAAGAACAACACAGGCTCGACCAACAATTCGAGCCAACTTTTCTTGATCCGCAGTTTCAATCATGTTGATAAGGGATGATTTAGTAACCATGTCCATACCTCCGTATTTGATGATCATTTATACCCCATCCCATATGCCATGTCAACAGCTTTTTTAAAAAAAATAGCCCCAAAAAGGGGCTATAAAGTTAACTAAATTATTGAAATATATTAATATTTGTTACCGATTGTATACTTTGTAACTAAATTCCATGCATTCTTTTCTTTAAAAGCAATGATTTTTATTTGATTTAGTGGGCATATTGGTTCTTGCGTCTTTTCAGGGGAGACAATATCTAGTAATTCCCACTCTTCTAAAAGGTTTACAATTCTGTTTCGTCTGGCTATATCAGATTCAGCTAAAGTAGATTCTTTTCCATCTAATAAAAACAATTCTTTAAAATGAACAATATAATACTTTCCCTGTTTATGTAAAATATGACAGGATTGATATAAAGTATTTTCCTTTTTAGAAGCTAAACCAATTCGTGAAAGAGTTTCTTTGATCTTCAAGAAGTCTTCAGGGTTCTTTAGCCTTACTTCTACCAGTTGATTGAGATTGAACATTACTACCACCTTTTATTATTTTTATTTTTATCAGGTCAACTTGCTCTTTTGACAGCACAGTAAGAATCTCAAGAGCCCTAAAATAATTTACTTTATAATATTCCCTTATCGCTTCTACGTCAGCATCTTCCTGCCGTTTGTGCCATTTAGAAAAACGTTTTCCTTTACGAATACTATTTAGGTAATAGTCATTTTGAAGAATATTATCAAGCTCATGTCTGGTGTTCATCTCATTTGCATACAGGATAGTGTCCACAAAATAAGAAAAAGCCTTATTGATTACATAAGGCTTGTAAAGCTTTTCCATTAATTCGGGGTTTTCCGAGTCCCGAATTAAGTCCTTTTTTGACATATTGATAGCATTTACAAAATCAAATGGGTTCATTACTTGAAATCCACATCAATCATGATTTGAGTAAATGCTGCAGTCATATTGATTTCTTGATCAGCAGCAAATGCTGCCTTGTACTGGTAATCTGCCAAAATCAATACTAGCTGTGGGATCGAGTTCGGAACAATAAATTCCTGTGCCGTGTCATAGAATTTCCTAAAAACAGAAGCAGTATCGTTGTCTCCGTTTTCAGCAACCCACGCACGCATTTCATTAAACTTTTTATTCTTGATCAAATCCACGAGCGTTTTAAAGTTGTCTTCAGATAGATTAGCAAAGATGCCAGTATCGATAGTGCCATTAACCGAATACCTCTGAAGTTCATTGAGAACTCTACGCCAATCAGGTAGATGCTTAACGATAAGTTCAGCAACAACAGAATCGTCAAAAGTAATTCGTTCAGTATTGAGAACATGCTTCACCCTCTTAAAAAATTGTGCTGCGAGTTTTTGATGCTGATCATTTGCAATCTTAAATTCTACAACAGAACAACGACTATGGAGAGGCTCAATAATCCGATTACGAAAATTGCATGTAAGAATAAATCCGCAGTTTGCACTGTATTCCTCCATAAAATTACGTAAAGCAGGTTGAGTAGAATTGGGATTAAGATAATCAGCTTCATCCAGAATGACATACTTTCTTCCTCCACTAAATGAAACTGTACTAGCGAAATCCTTGATCTCGTTTCTCAACGTGTCGATGTTACCATTCATAGAACCATTGATAACAATATAGTCAGCACCAATCTGTTCTAACATTGCACGTGCAACGGTAGTCTTTCCTACGCCAGCACTACCACACAAAATTAGATTTGGTATTTCTTTTTGATTGACAAAAGAGGTGAATGTATTTTTCAGGTCCGCTGGTAAAATACATTCATCAATTGTCTTAGGTCTATACTTTTCTACCCACAGAAATTCATCACGAAACATTTTTCACCTTAAGAATTATAATAAGAGTCGGCTTCAGTAGCGATATAATACTCGATATTATCGCTGCTAAAATGTGAAAGCCCCTTAGAAGTAATCCTAACATTATAATTTGCTGGGATCAACTTAATAATAGACTCCACCTTGAAGACCATATTAAAAGTCTTATCAGTCTTTGCAACTTCAATGCTAAAGACATCTGTGGTTGGGTTCTTGTTATTGGTCACTGTCATCTTGATAGTTTCGCCATCGCCAGTGACTGCAACATTAGGAAGTTGCAACACCCCAGCAGACCTTACAATTCGCTGAAGTTCTTCTTGAGAAATGGAAAACTCAATTTCAGCGGAAGGAATGTTAATGGTCTTATTCTGAGGTGGTGCAACAATAGACGAAATGTCTGCATACGTGTAGTTCACAGACTGACGCCCTGAAACAATCTTCATTTGATGTTCACCAAAATCAATCTCAGGTTCCTTGAAGAGAGAAATAATTCCAAGAAACTTTGTCAGTTCGTAAATTGTGAACTGAGTTGGGAAGTTTTCTTCAACAGTCGCCTTTGCGTAGATGCTATTTCCTGGGGCGACTGTCGCCAGCACATTCCCAGGATTAACAAGCAAAGAAGGATTGATGTTAGAAAAATTCTTCATGATGTTGATGGTATTTTCACTGAGCTTCATAATATATGTTCCTTTGTTTCAACTTAGATTGATTTAAACTTCTTGAGCAATTCAGAACTATTGATCATGGGATCAACATTGATTGGAACATCAGTTCTTTGTTGTCTTAGAAGTGATGGATCAGCAGTAGCAGAAGCACCAACAGATGCCAATGCAGGAAGCTTACCAGCAAATACATAAGTACCAGCATGTTGCAAGTGCATCCATGGGCACAGCCAAACCTTCATGCCAGCCTTACGAACGTTCTGACAGAAAAGATAATCTTCAGAAAGATATCTGTCAGTAGATGATGAAATTTTATTCTTAGCATTCTCAAGAACATTCTCAATTTCTGTCTTTTCGACATTCTCATTGTTCTTAATTCTAGTAAGAAGAGTTTCATACTCCTTTACAGGATTATGCCTATCTACTTCAGACTGGAAATACATGCCAATCTTACGTGATCCATCAAACTCTGCAGTACGAACATGATCAGGACGATAAAGAATTTCAGGATAAGTTTCAAGATATTTCTTCAATGTCGATCTACGGATCATCATGAAGCCAGTTCCAGTTTCAAGAACTTCTGCTGGTTCATCAAGTCTAATTGTCTTTGATGTTTCGCCCTTATCCATTGCAGGATTGAAAACGAAATCACCAACAAAGTCTTCAAGCAATGCTGGGTTTCTATCAGCAGCGCCCTTATCGACAGCTTGCTTAATCTTTTCCCACGTAATGCACTTCTTTGGATATGGACCAGCAATAACGTCATAGTTAGACTCTGGACTCTGAAGAGCCATGAGTGCAATAACGTCCTGCGGATTAAACCCAATATCAGAGTCAATAAAGAGAAGATGTTCTGCATCAGAACGAAGAAATTCATCGACGCAATAATTTCTTGCACGAGTAATCAAAGACT